ACCGCGACAACGGCTAGTTCCCGTTGCCATCACTCCCTTGTTGTATGCCATCATCTACCGTCATCTCTTCTCTTCCCGAAACGGCATACTTCCGCCGTGTGTGGGCCATGCCATCCGCCGACACGTTCAGCGTCCCGCCAATGGGCGACATGGTGAAGCGATACCTCCGCCACTCAAAAGTGTCTATCGACCCCTTCGCTCGGAATAAGCGGTGGGCGACTCACACCAACGACATGAACCCGAACACGGAAGCGGAACACCACATGGAAGCCCGCGACTTCATGCGGAAGATGGTAGCCGATGGAGTGAAAGCCGACCTGATAATCTTCGATCCGCCATACAGCCCTCGCCAAGTGTCGGAGGTGTATTCGGAACTCGGGCTGACAGCCACGATGAAGGACACACAAACCGCCCGCATGAAAAAGGAATGCCGAATCCTCATGCGGCAACTGGCACAGCCGGGAACGGTGGTGCTGTCATTCGGCTGGAACTCCGTAGGGATGGGGCCGGGATGGGAGACGCTGGAAACTATGCTCGTCTGCCACGGTGGCGACCACAACGACACAATCTGTCTGGCGGAACGAATGGTCTCCCAGCAAGGCGAAATGGACTTCGCGGAAGAATGAAAAACCTGTTGACGAAATCAAAACAAAGCGGTAGCGTAGCTCCGCCATGAAAAACAATGAAATCCGAATCAAAGCCATCTGGACCAACTACGGCCCGCGCTTCCACCACGCAGGGAGAAACACCGATTGTGTCAGCGATCACGACTCGTGGGGGCTGGCGGCATACGACCTCGAAAGATGGATCGAGCGCAATCACCCCGGCTCAACGCCGGTCTTCTACGGCCCGTCCGCTGAATCCGCAAAGGAAGGGTGGGAAAAATGGAACCGATAAAATCACGCGGAGGAAAGCGGGAAGGCTCCGGGCGCAAGCCGAAGGAAAACCGGGTCATCACGTCGAGCATCACGCTACCGCCCGAACTGTGGGAGAAGCTGGACGCTCTGCGCGGCGATCAATCACGGGGCGCGTTCCTCGCGGAAAAGCTCCGAAGAATGAGACTCTGAAAGCCAATGAATCGCTGACGAAATCCGCTGATGAAACGAGCGGACGCAGTGCATACAACACCTCAACGATGGCATCCGAAGGATTGCCATCCGTGCAAGGTTCTTGGTCTTCGAGGCGCACGAAAACCGACAAGTAAACCACGATAGACTTAAAAACGATAAATAAGAAAAAAGCCGCTCTAACCAAGCGGCTTTTTTTGCGTCTTGAGTAAAACCTCTTATCGCGCTACAGTCCTAGCATGCCGCTAAAATCATTTAACGAGATAGCTACCCTGGTAGGAGCTGACCGGATGACCATTACCCGGCGCGTTGAGCAGTTATCAATCCCAATCGAGGACGGGCCAAAAAGCTCAAAGCTAATTGACACGCGCAAAATATTGCAGTTAGTCCCGCCGCCGTCTAAAGCCATCCAAGGCGAGGGAGCGTCTACATTTGAGGAAGCTCGAATCCGCGAGACTCTAGCAAAAGCAAAAAAGACTGAGCTTGAAATTGAAAAACTCGAGGGAAGGTTTGCTGACATCACCGAACTGATGGAAGCGCAAAATACCCTGTTCGACTCCATCAGCGGCATCATCAAAAAATCAGAACTATCCGACGACAAAAAAGAAGACATCCTCGACGCAATGACGACAGCAACTCGTCAATGGGCCGGGATGGAATAATAAAACCATGGACCACTACCTTGAACCAATCATTGCCATCATTTGCGAAGTCACCGGAATGCCCGATGACAATTTAGACGATGACTCCCATCTCCTCGACGATTGCTGCATCGACTCGCTGCAAATTTTCGAAATCCTAACCGCCATCGAATACGAATTTGAAATGGAGATCATGGAGGAGGATTGGCAAAAATGGCAGACCATTGGATGCGTATGCGAATACCTCTATTACCATCTAGGCGAGCCAGTTGACCCGTCATATTGAGGCATCGGCAATAAACCTAACCGCTACTTTTTGATATTTGCTAGGGTTTAGAATATTGTTGTAGTGTTATTGCATGGCAAAAACCATGCAATGCGGACCGCTTACACGGTCGTTTAACGTCACCCGGGCCGATGCTGTCGAAGGTGATGAGATGCGTATCCTGGTTGAGTTCTCATCTGAGGAGCCTGTGTCGCGCCCGTTTGGGATTGAGGTGCTTGATCACTCGCCCAAATCAGTCCGGCTTGCCCGTCTCAATGATGGCGCGCCATTCCTGCTAGATCATCGGAGTGGAGATTCAGACGCTCAGATCGGAGTGGTCGAAGCGGCCATGGTCGAAAATGGCCGAGGAGTAGCAGGGATCAGATTTTCCCGATCTGCCCGGGCGCAAGAGATCCTAGCCGACATTCGCGACGGTATCCGCCGCAAGATTTCAGTGGGTTATTCAATCCACCAATTCGACGTATCCCGCGGTAAGGGCGGCGAGCCTGACACCTATCGCGCCACGGACTGGGAGCCATTTGAGGTTTCACTCGTCCCCGTGCCTGCCGACAATTCTGTCGGTGTTAGGGGCAATGAATTATTTCTGGCTAGAAATGCCAGCCACACTAACGAAGTAAGAATTATGGAAGACATGGAAGAAAAAGCCGAACACGAAGACGAAGACCTCGATATGGTTGAGGACTACGAAACCGAAACCAAAGCCGAAGACGAAAAGAGAAGCGTCTCTCCTAACACTATGCAAACCAATCAATCCTCCGCAATTGATGCCGACGCAATCCGCCGCGCCGCATCTGAGGAGGCAGACCGCCGCGACGAAATCCGCGCCATTGCCAACCATCACAAAATCGAGGAGCGCGAAATGAAACGCGCCATCAGCGAGAATCTCAGCCCTGATGCTTTTCGCGCCATTGCTCTCCGCGAACTCGAAAAACGCAATCCAGCTATGCAATCAATCCGCGAAACCGAAACCGCCAAGCCTGACAAGGGCAGCCGCGCGCACACTCTCGACACATGGGCGCGCTCCGCCGTCCAAGTTCTCGGTGACCGCGCATCTAACATTGTTATTCCCGACTACAGCCGAGCCGGAGATTTCCAGCGCGAGTATGTCGGATCGAATGGCCGTCGCTTCCATCGCTCGCTTGCTGGCGCTCCTACGCTCGTAGACATCGCAGCCCTTGACGCTGGTATTGGTTATCCGATCATCGACGAGACGACCGCACATGCCCCCGAGGTAGCACAGTTTCCAATCGAGGTTATCACCGGAGCGACCATCGAATTGTCTGTCCGTCAGGATCTCCCGACCGTTGGATTCCGAAACGCCAACCAAGGCCGCACTCCAGTCAAGGGCGAGCATGTGACCCGCATTTTCCAAACTCAGGTTATCGAGGAGCTGATGCAGGTGGACATTCAAGGCGTGCTTAATGCCTCGAAAGATCCTGCGCGCGTTCTTGCCGCTGAAGCCGCATCCGTTACCGCTGCTACTCTACAGCACATCGGCGTGCAGACATGGTATGCCGGGACCACCTACGGCGGCGCTGATGCTTCCGCGCCTCCCGGAGTCCTAGCACAATCCGAAACCGGAGCCGATCACGTTGTGGATGTTACTGGCTCAACTGCTCTCACCTCCGTATGGATTGTTGAGCTGGGCACTGAGGGGCTGCATCACATCTACGGCAACGATACCACGCTCAACATCGGTGCAAACTGGATGGAAGAGACTGTCGAAGATAGCGACGGAAAGAAGCTCCGCGCTCTCACGAACTATCTTTCCGGTCGTGTCGCGACTGCGCTGAAAAATAAAAACAAGGCGGTGCGCATCAAAAAACTCGGAACCGATTCCGGTAAAGGTCTTACCGATCTGCTTTTGAGTAACGCTCTCGAAAAAGTCATGAACCTTGGCATCAACCCCAACGCAATCTTCATGAATCCGCGCTCGCTCACCCAGCTTAAAAACAGCCGGACCGCGACGACCACCAGCGGACGAGACGCAGAAATGCCGACCAACTATGAGGGGATCCCGATCTATTGGACTCGCAACATTAAAAATGACGAGGGAGCCATCTAATAACCATTGACCCTAACAAATCATTATGAGCATTGTTCAAAATCGGCGATCACTCAAAGACGCCAATCTTAAAGCGGTAAAGGCACTTCCCGCTGCCGCAGCAAACAACACTTCCGATCCGATCTATATCGGCGGGAATGGACCTCACCGAGAAGGCTTGAAGCTGCGTGTTTCATGGCCCACCAACGCCGTCCTTGTTGCCACCAAGAAAATCACGCTGACACTTTACAGTAGTGCCACCACGACCCTCGCCGCCGAGGCTGATCCCGCACAAACGTTTGTCATTACTGGCGACACGGGATTTGCCGCTGGCTACGTCGACTTTGAGCTTGGGCAGGGTGTCCTTGATTATGTCGGCTGGAACCAGGCTGTTGAAACTGGCGGTGGCGACAATACAGGCACGAGCTTCACTGGCGAAATTGTTTCCTAACATGAGCGCCAAACTCGACACGAATCTGCCGCAAGGCAAAGGGGAGGAGGAGGTTTTTCCGTTCTCCGACTCCTCCCCTGATTCCGTCGTTAGAGTCGGCAACTCGCTTGCATCTGTAGAAGCCATCGTAAAGGACCGCGAAGGAGAGTGGAAACTTTTCATCGAATCCGATACAGGCAAATACGGGGCGCGTGAAAAGACCCTAACGAAAGCACTTATCGACCTATTCGGGAAATGAGCTATGCGCTAAACGACCGAGCCGCCGCAATGGATGATCTTGCCGCTACTGATGGCGAGATAATTACTGTGGCAGGCCGGTCTGTTAGCGCACATTTTCAGCTAGGATCTGATACCCAAACCGCGAACGATTTCGGTGCAGATGATAGGATCGAATCCGCAACGGTTTCTTTCCTCTGGAATGGACCAGCTCTTTTCTACGGCGACAAAGTAAGGGCGCGCGGGAAAGAGTGGAGCATCGCTGAGATAGACCCAACAGGCGGGAACGTCGTCACCCTAACCATCGAGCATGACGGACCGACTAACACTTGAAGAATCAATCGCTCTTGCGATCAGGAGGACAATGCAAGCCGCATTTCCTACGCTCCAGGTAGTTTCATGGGATGCGCCAGAAGACAGGCAACACCAGTTTATTTCATTCCGAGTTGATAACGACGGCGAAAACCCAATCGGGACAAACATTCACGACATTACAATTTCATTCAGAGCGTCAAACCTGGACGGCCACCAGAGAGAGCTTTTTCGCTCAATGGTAGGCACGGCGCACGACGCTAAGGAAATGCTACAAGACAACAACAACGGAAAGTTTTCGATGCCGCTAGGCCAACCAGTCGAGCTTGTAGGCATTTCGCACGAAACCGAAAACCAGACTGATAGAATCATAACCGTAACTTTAAGCGCAAGCGTTCAACCCATTTAAAACCATGCCAACTCCTACTTACATCACTGCCACGAATTTCCTTAAAGGGGTAGCCGAGGCCGAAGCTGCAATCAACATTGAGAGCTACGAGCAGGCATTCAGCGACGAGAAACTCTACATTGAAAACAAGAGCGGATCTCGCACCGGGCTTGTCCACAATTTTAACACAGAGTCAACGATCACCATCAGCGGCGAAACTAACACTAGCGCATTGAGTGGCGTTCTCGGTGTCGCCTTCGGTGTCGCCGAGACGGTCGCTAACTTGATCACCGGATACGGAGTCACCGCCGGATCTGTTCTCCTTGAGGATCTCAGCATTTCTCAAAACAGGGGATCGCTTGCCACTGCATCGGCTAACCTTGTCCGAATCCCTGACATTGTGATTACCTAACGCTAACGGATGCTTAAAAACGGAACATACCCAAAGGGAGTAATCCCTGTCAAAGACCTGCGTTTTGTCGCAGCCTGCGCCGTCTGCGGAGTGCCGCTCCAAGACGGCTATGGCATCTCAAACCAATACTCATTTGGAAAAACATACGACAGGGGAGAGCCTGGAGACGTATACTATTATCTCGACCGAGAGTCAGGCATTTCGCCGAACGCAATCGGGCGTGTATGGGATGACCCGAGCCACGACATCGCAGAAGCTCGAATGATACCGGAGCGACTACGGATCACCCGGGAAATAGACGAATGGCGCAAACTGGCAGACGACATCGATGCGCTGCATGTATGGCTGGCAGTCGCAAACATGCGCGAATTTGCAATGGGCAAAATGTCCGTAGGCATGTTAAGCGTCACCGATGAGGAGGAGCAGGCCGCTAAATGGTTATCAGACTTGCCGGCCAAAATGCGAGCAATGACGACCGTGACCACCGAAGGCCGTGATCTCGCAAGTCAGATTGTGCCGATGTGGGAACGCTCAATGGTCGCATGGGTTAAGGCATGGGGCGCGCAATACATCGAGATTAAAAAAGCATGGCTCGCAGCTCGTCCGAGCATTCGGATTGATCGAGGAGATGAACAATTTCCCGTCATCATTCCGCGCGGTAAAGATTTTCAGAAGCTCCTCAGACGATGGGGATAACCCTAACAAACAAAAAAATGGACATTGAAGACATCGAAAAAGAAGCGGGACGAGTTACGCCAGACCAAGCGTCAGCACGCTCGCTAAGTTGGGAATTTAAAGGGCAAAAGCTTGAGCCGTTTTCTCGAGTCAGACAAACAGCAGCCGAGGCAATCGGAGTTAAGATTGCGTCAACATCATTCGGGCATTACGCCGAATCTCTCGCCGAGACTGGCAGCTACCCGGGTTTCCTCTCTGATGCTATCATGATCGTATGGCTCTGCTCATCTCCGATTCACGCTAGCTATAGGGCAGTGAGGAAACCCGATGAGGCGTCAACTAAGGCGCTGATCTGGTGGGAAGAAAACGGAGGCAACTTAGGCAGCCCTGAACACGTCGAGCTAATCGAAGTTTTCGGCGGGATCATCTCGGACATTTTCGCGGTCCAAGCAGAAATAACAGGAGGGAGCGGGAGCGGCAACGATAGCCTGGGGGAGTCGTCGGAGGGTCAGTCCAATACGCCGCCCTCGTCGCCAGCGTTTTCCCTGCTCTGACATATCGCGACATCGTGGAAGATTTGCCGCTAGCAATTGGACTACAGGCGCGAAATATTGCAGTAACAGAGACGGGTATGAAGATCATTCCACCCGGATTCGGAGCAGCAGACAGGGCGCGTCAAATCCTAGGCGAGGAGGAGTTTTCAAAATGGATCGAGGAAGAATGAAAATTGAGCTAAAGGGCCCCGACGAGGCACCGAGAGACGGCACACCTATTTTGGCAATGATAGGATGGCCTTGGCTAGTCCCGGCGATGTGGTGCAAGTCGTCCGATAAATGGGTGGTTGCAGAGCGCCAGTGTTGCGAAATGGAGGATGGCATCAATGACAACTATTTTGAAAACGCATGGGAGAGCCACGACGCTTTAACGGGATGGATTCCGATACCAGATGTTGAATAAATGAGTTACTGTTAGGGATGGACAGAGTATCTTTGACAGTTGATTCCGCCGAGTTTTTTGAGGCTCTGGAGGATTATATCAAAACGTCATCTCGAGATCTTCCAGTAATTCTTGACGGTCTAGGGCGAGACTTGTGCTTTGCCGCTGAAAAGAAAACCAAAAAAGCGCCAGTCGCCAAGATTGAAAAGCTGAGAGGCAGAAAGCTCGCGCACGCGCTCGCAACGATGAGCGGAAACAAAAAAGGCAGAGGCAACAGAGCATCGGCCGATAAGATCGTAAACGCGAGGAAGTCATCATCGGGCTACTCCAAAGCAATATGGCTTCAAATCGCAAAAGACTTAGGCGCAAAAATTAAATCTAACGTCAATATCAAACACGCACAGGGGACTAGAGCTAAACAAGGACTGAAGCCAACAACCATTTTAGAGGTGCTAGGATTGGAGCAAGCGCACATCGACGAGGTGATGCAGACTGGCCTAAATAAAGCCGTTCCGGTCATCACTAAAAAAATGATTGATAGAATAGAATGGAAAATGGCCAAGCTCGCCGCAAAGAAAAGCGGTAAGCGTCGTTAAATTGACAGTGTGTGA